AGGCTCAGGGCGAACACGCCCGCGTTCGACGTGGAGTACCAGTTGCCACCACGATAAGGCAGCCTTTCTCCGTAGTTCCGAATATAATAATAATCTCCGCCATGGTTAGCGTCGATAGGAGCAACCGCCAGGAGCTTTGCTATATTAGGCACGATTACTCCATCAGCAGCGGTTAAGGCATCAAATGTCGTATTTGAGTAACCATAATCAACTTGTCCGCCGGGAATGTATGTCGGATTATTGACAACGTTATTAAGCTGTGGATCTCCACCAACATCATGGGATGTTGCCGTTTCGTCCCCCGGAGTAGTGTTATCTATCTTGAGGGTTCCGGTGGTTGCCGGGTCAACAATGCTACCATCTGTGGCAAGGATCGCTTTCCATTCTTGGCTGGAAGCGGACTGATCTTTCGTGTTATCGGCAGCATTGTTATTAGCTAGTACCTGAATTTCGCCGTCCATCAGGCGCAAGCCGCCCACCCACTCAGTTACATTTCCGTTAAGATCGAATATACCAAAAGGTGAGCCGTCATCAGACCAGGTTATTGGGCCGGAGCCGGTCAATATCCGTGCGGGCCTATTGCTGCTAAAAAATCCGGGAATCCCTCTTTCAGATGTCACGGAGTAGTCTTTTCCATAGCTGTTGTTACCCCGGGGCATAAACCCTCTGGATTTGCACCGGAGAGCCAAAGCCGCCCATTCAGCGTTGGTCATGAGATGCCATCCATCGCCTTTTTGCTTACAAGCCAACAGAGCGTTGTCAAAGGTTATTTCTATTTTTGGATCTACATGCTTTAAGCTTAAAGCCCTGAGGGTGGCACCTGATCCGGTAGTGATGTTCTGGTACTTCGAGATATAAACGCCGGACTTATATGCGCCGCCTACAATAAAGGCTGGGTGGGCATCTTCGCCACTGCCTGCTAAGACGTCTTGGCGGAGGAAAACGGGTACATGTACCATCACGGAAGGATTGCCCTGGTTGTCGTACATGACTGTGTTCCTGCCGAAGCTAACTTCTTCCACCCGCTCCCGCCAGGAACGCTGTTCAGCAGCGTCTGTGATTACGCCGTCTCTTTGGAAGCGGCTAGTAAGTGCTATTTCAATTTCTGATATTTCTTTTAGCAGTTGACCTTGTGTGTAAGGCCCGGATACATATCTCATTATTCAACCCCTCCTTCTTCAACTTCTGGTGCAGGGAATAAGTCGGCAAAATTTAAACGCAAATCATTTTCAAAAACTTTCAAGTATGCTAATACCTGAGCATCACTACCCTTAACATTAATTTCTCCCTGCAAATTTACACCCTCGTCAATAAAATCCACTTGGATAGTGCTCGTCCCATTTTCGTTTTTGGTAATTATATTAGTCATATCTATACCTCCATTACGGCAGCGGATAGTGATGCGCCTTCCGATATGCCGTATATTGCTACTGCTGTTCCAGGGTCGAACTGTATTTCAACGATTGCCCCAGGCTCCACTGGGAACCCGTTTTGTTGCGTTACGGAATCTGCCCCAATACGGAAACGAAGGATTTTATCTTCATTTTTGACTACCAATTTTCTGCGATTTGCTTTTGCCGCGCTGCCGGCAAATATTTCAGCCGCCGTTGCTGTCACTGTTTTAACTCCAACAACCGGATCAGTTGTTAATGATTCAATACTGCCAGTTAGCGTGGTAAGAAGTTCCCCATTGGCGTTTGTTTTTAGTATCTGCGCATTCGTCCCGTCACTACCGGCAACCTGTAATCCTTTTGTGCCTGTTGCGGCTCCTCCAGTCTTAATTATGTCGCTTAACGCTTTCCAATAATCCCTTAGCATGCCAAGTGTTACATCAGCCATTTTTAACCATCTCCTTTTTTTAAGTTAAAGTTTCCGTAGTTGCCCCTAATACACTGGCAACAATGTGCGGTGATTCTTTGTAAGATCCATCAGACATTACCCTAAAATGCTTCTGGCTGTTGATCGTGGTCTTTAGCTCGGACATCTCCGGGGTATCGCTGAGATCAGTAGTAGGTTTCATTGTTACCTTATGCTTGATTTTATATAAGCTTAAATCCTTGTCTGCGCTAGGCAATGCGCCAATTGGATTGGCACTTGCTTCTACTTCCACCCACTCCCCCCACTCGCCCCCGTTATACTGAGCAGAGGAATAAACCTTAGTTTCCGATGTTTCAGGGTTGGTATCTAGTACCCATTCAAGTTTAGAGGAATGATATTTCCCTACGTATGCCAGGTCGATCTCATTTGATATAAAACTTCCGCCAGCTTCGTAGTACATAGGGGTGCTTGTACTGTCGAATAACGCATCAATCAGTGCGCTGCCCGAATCTGTTTCATCAAATTTGAGCGTATCTTCATCTCCGACCACAAAGGTTTCATCTTTGAATATCGCTTCGTCCCAGCCTGGGAAACTCTCAATCGACAAGACACCATCGGTTACAACTAATTCACCCATGATAGTTCCCAAAAAAGTAGTATCTGTTTTAACGTAGGGTATCCCATCACTCGGATGCAGTATGTCAATACTATCTTCCGCTTCATTATAATGCGCGCGCCAGTTACCTAATGCAATATCGCCACCAATCGAATGCGCAAGTATTTTTCCCCAGCCTGAACCTCCCCAGCCCATATCTACATCTCCTTTCTATCGCAATACATAGCGAAATGTACAAGAATCATTAACGATGGTATAGTGTAAGACAGTGCCACTGATATAATCGCTAAACGCCTCTGAGTCTGCCACATATATTTTTTTATCACCTTCTAATGCACTCTCGTCAATCGCGAGAATTAACTCAGCAGGGCCATCATTGATAATACTGACGATATTAAAGCCGTCCGTTTCGATTGTCCTGTCTGTCGGATCTGCATCGGTTATTTTACCTGCCGCTACTATGGTGTTTCCGTTAATACTTATTGGAGTACCGGCAAGATCAAGTTTGCCGTCCTCTGCAACCTTAACCGGAACCTGTTTCCCTGTAGGGCTTTTACCTGCGACAAGATTAGATTTAGTAGCAATATTTTGGCCATTTGTTGCTTCAACATTACTGTCAGATATTGTGACAGTAGCAGGTGCTGTCCCATTAATAATATTATTTATAAGATTCGCTGCACCACTACCCATCCCCGATGTTATAGGTAATCCCAATGCCGTTACGGTAATGCTTCCGGACCCGGCCGTAAATGCCGTAATCTCTGCCTTAAATTTCTTAATTCCAATTACATCTATAGTGTAAATTCCGGGTGCCGTAATAGAATATGATGGAATTCCGGTTTTCCCATCAATAGCCAGCCGCTCTACATAATTTACATCATCATTACTTACTTTTGGAACAATAGTTCCTGAAAAAGTTCCTGTTACTTGGAGAACTAGAGTTCCACACATCCCCTTAAGATCAAGGATATTCCCATCCCTGGTTGCTTGCGCCGCCGAATGCAGGGCTTGTTCGCCGCTCCATTCTTTAGGCATTATATTAAGTAACATATTATTTTCACCCCCATATTTTAAAAAGAAGGGAGAGGTGCCAAATTGGTCAACTCCCTCCCCCTTTCTCTGTTTCATATATGCTTAGATTAAACAACTATATATTCAATATAAGCATTGCCAGCTAACCCAGCAGTAGCCCCGGAAGCCTTGGAGGCAGTAACCCACTTGCTGTTAGCCAATTTTTGTTTAGACTTCCCGTTAACGCCTTTATCAGTAATGTTATCAAATACACCAGCAACGGCATTTACATTCAATCCATTAATCAAATTATCACTGGAAGTTGTCGCGCTTGTGTTAGTTGTTCCCACATCAATAGTACATGCCCCGGTAGCCTTTGTAGTTACATCTAAAACAATCCTTTGGATAATAATAGATGCGCCTTCGTTATTCTGCCAGGAAAACACCCCACCCCCAGTATCGACAGCCGCCAAAGGCACCTTAACAACTTTAACAACCCGGTCAACCGGCGTAATATCCACACCATTAATTCCAAATTTCCCGGTGTCAGCATCCCACTCAAAATTCTTTCCCTGAGCATTTCCAAAAGCTTTTAAATCATGTCCTTTACCTTCTTCTCCAAAATGTGAATACTTATAACCAAAATGCCTGTTATGAGCCATTATAATCATCTCCTTTAATTATTAGGGAACCGGATTGCTCCGGTCCCCTCATGACTTAATTAATTTACCTCATATTAAAAATTAAGAAGGTTTGTTCCCGTAAACAAAATAAGGCGTCTTCCAACCATAACTAAATCGGGCGACAACCTTGTATTTCGCAACCTCGGTATCGAATGTCTTCTCATTAGCAAAGTCCGCTTTCCGGCGGTCAAACCAGAGCAGATCCCGCTTCATCCGTCCGGATGCCGCCATAAACCACGCCTTGGGGTCAGTCAGGAAGGGCCACTCAATAACTTTCAAGCTGCCATTAGACCAGACATTAACCCCATAATCACTTTGGAATGGCTCTTCCTTGGTTTCGGCAATAATTAAAGCCGTTTTTCGAAGATTCGTCGGAACAATCAGGGTATCCGGCAGAGCCAAAATTTTATTGCCCTTGTCGTCGGTCCATTCCATCATCTTGGTCCGCACATTTTCCACATTTTGTGCAGTCAGTTCATATGTCCCGGCATTGCTAAAAGTATTTGAACTATTCGGGAGTTTCGGATGGTCTGTGGCACAAAGCGCTTTTCCATCCGCGCCATAAAAACTGGCATTGAAAGCATTGTTAAATACATTGGCCGCATGTTCCTGATAAGTAAAATATACAGAATCGGCCAAGCTTAAAATCCTGCTCTTGATTTCGCCGTACATATTATCGTCGTACAATTCACGCTCAATTTTTTTACCTTTAGAGAATTTCTTATGACGGAACAAAGGTTTGAAGCCCTTCTCAGTATCTTCGTAAGATACCCCAACAGAATTATCCCATTCGTCCATTGTCCCGGTGCCGCCAACACCTAAAAACTCTTCAAATGCTCGCTGAGAACTCTCAACAGTAAAAATTTTCTTCCGGTAATCCGGGAAGTTCTTATAATCACTCATGGCCTGGGTAAAGATTCCCCTAAGCCCCGGTTCTAATGCCTCGGCCCAATTGTCGCTAATCATTGTCATCTCAAATCACCTCCAAAAAAATAAAAACTCCGATTAGGAGTTAAACAAGTGTTTTCTGATTATTACATCCATGGTCAGGTTCACGGGGTCGATCCGAAGGACCGCCAAAGGACCTGCTTCGTTGGCAACAGTCGCATTAGCATCAATGGTATTTTCATCCTTCAAGTTAACGCCAACGCTGCCCACATTAATTACATCACCGGCTGCTGTCGCCGCACCAAGCAGGATATACTTACTGGTGGTGTCAGGAGCTTCCGGAAATGGTTCTTCCACGGTTAAAGTATTGGTGGCTCCGACATAATCTTTGACCGTGCGGATGCTGCCTGCAGCCTTGCCTTCATAAATGTAAAGCAATGCACCGTTCCAAACGTCATCAGTAGAAGTGGAAAGCGCCGTATCAATCAATGTGGTAGTGGTGCCGCCGGTTGCCGTACTGTCTAAATGGTCCGCAAAACTGCACCGGTAAATATTGAATGGGTTAATTAAAACCTTCCCCTTAGTGGTCTTGGCAGCCGGATTCTCTGCCGCAGTAATACTCTCCGCCATGACACCCAGTACATTAGTCGCATTGGCCGCCGCTTTTGCAACTAACCTATTGGTAAAAACAACCATGTCACCTTTTTTAAAGTCGGTATTTGGAGTCAATTCAAAATCCATGCCCGCATCTTCTTGATGGAGCAGATTACCAATGTATTCGAACCCTTGAGTGGTTCTCTTAGCTGTATAAGCCATAAATTATCACCTCATTTAACCTTAATTTTTTTGTTTTGCTTTTTGTTTCACTTTTTGTTTTACCCTATTTCTTTTTGGGTAAGTTAGCCAAATAGAGCTTTTCAGAAATTCCAAGATTCTTGCATATCCTTCTTTGTTCCGGTGTCAATCTCGGTGCCGTTGAAGCTCCCGGTTGGCTGTCCTTCTCCACGGCAAGTTTTTGCCGTTTCCCTATATTTTTCAGGGTTTTTTGCTCTACTGCGGATGTCACCGTATCCAGCAGTTCCCCGGATGCAATTTTCTCGCCCAACACATACTTTGCCGCCACCATAAAATCAACTCCGGCCATCCCATTTTGGGCAAAAGTATCTATTTCCTTGATATACTTTGCAACCAGCGGATTCTTGGAAACCTGCTCCATCTTATCCTGCTGGTATTTAACAATCCTTTGCTGGGCCTGCCAGGATTCTTGGCTTTGCTTCGATGCCTGCTCGGCCTGCATGATCCGTACTTGGTTGTCCACGTCTTTTTTGGCCAAGATTGCTGCTGTTTCGTCATCCAATCCCAACTTATCAGCGTAAAACTTGGTCTGGGCGGCAAGTTCGTTGTTGTACCATTGGGTAAACTGCTGCTGCTGTTGGGCTTGCTGTTGCCTTTGCCGTTCCTGATCTTCTCTTACTCGCCGGTCCCGCTCTAACCGGTCCGAAATAATCCGGTCAAGTTCTTCCTGGGTCATGGTGACCATTTTTGGTCCGGGAGTTTTTTGAGTCTGCTGGGTCTGAGCCGGCGGTTGCTTGTCTTTTCCTGTTCCGTCATCTGCTTCATCATCTTGGGTGTCATCTAAATCTTTATCTGTATCATCTGTGAAATCATCTGAGGCGTCCTCTTCCAAATCTTCTGCGGCGTCGTCTATATCAGCACTTGTATCATCATCCGGTAAATTTGGATCATCGTCGATGACATCATCAGCAGGTCCGCCGCCGGTACCACCTTTATCAGCTTCAAATAAAGGCATTGCAAAACAATTATTTAATCTGCTTAATCCAAACATTTTACTCCTTTCACCCGTGTTTAAAGCCCCGTCGGGCTGTTAATTTCCTTGCAGCTTTTTGAATGTCATCAGCACGTTTTGGACATATAAAAAGGAACGGTTTCCCGTTCCTTTAAACCCTTTAATCAAATATTAAATTAAACATTGTACAAACATTTAATTATGCCATTCCCTGCTGCTCTCCCCCTCCTAGCTCCTGCGGCATAGTAACCGGCATCCCGGACATATCAAGATGCTGCGCCCCAATCTGCAATAATCCCGCCATTTCCATCACAAAATCCTCCGGCGAAAGGGTTTTCATATACTGCTGCAATTCCGGCGGCAGTACCCCCAGCATGTCGCCAATCCTTGGCTGATTCATCCGGTCTATTCCTTTTATAATCTCTTCTATGGGCGGGAATTTACCGGTATCCAGCACTTCCAGGAAAATTTTTGGTGGCAATATCCCGGCAGTCAATAGTTCTTTTGCCACTTCAATATAATAGAACCTGTCGGAAGGCGTTACGCTGCTGGTTTTGCAATAACAGTCAAACTCAGGAAAATAAATCTCGTAATTCTCTATTTGAAGCTGACTGGCCATGGCGGCAAATTCTTCTTCGCTGATCATTCCAGCCTCATACTGCTGCTTTAACTGTTTTATCATTCCCATGGCCGGAATCTGTTCTTCCGCATGGGCATATGGCGCAACTGTTCCAGTAGTGGTATCGTAAACCTTTAGCATATCCTCCGGGTTATATTCACCATATTGATAACCGTTACTATTACTATTAGGATTAGCGTTATTATTTTTGTTTTTGTCTTTACCCATAATCCGGAATTTCCGCCGCTCAGTATAAAACTTCTCAATCAGCCGGTTTACATACATGCCACCCTCTTCATAAGAGCTTTCAATGGCTTTTCCCTTAATCCGGAGTCTCACCTGAGCACGGGCAGACAGTTCGGCAATGGCCTTGAATGCCGTAATGCTCCCCGGCGTCCTCCCTTGGGATATATCAAACCGCCCGATAATGGATTCCATCACGGACCGGTTCCGGTCCATTTCTGTCAGTAGAGTGCTGGGGATATTCTTGGAATACTCCCGCTTTATCCCGTTTATGTTCTGTACTTCAAACCACATGCCCGGCAGGGTGCCTTTTGTCTGAACAATTCGCTTCTGCTTCGGCGAGAGTGCGCTTTGGTCATAATATGTCTGCCCTACAGCCTGGTGCATATGTCCTTCAATGATAATTTCCGCCGTTTTGTTCCGGATTATCTGCGGATTCTTCAGGAAATACGCTTCGCCGTATCCCCAAATGGAATTCTCCCTGGGATAGCATTGGCGCACAATAAAAGGAAACTTAGTAGTTTCCTCCGGGTCAAAATATATATAATTGGCGTGTTTTAGGTAAATTTGCTGATTCTCTCCGGCCCACCAAATTACATGGAGGCCGTAACCAGTTTGACCGCTTTCATCGGGAATCATTGGCTCTCCCGTATACCATGTTTCAATCACAGGAAGCTGATCTTCCTTGTAAGCCGAATCGTCAAACCCTTCCGCATCTGTTTGCATATCCAGCAGCATATCGTCAGTTTCGTCCATGGTTTCTTCTTGGAGCTGGTCGGCAAGATGCGGGTATTTCTGCTGTAATTCCTCCAGGGTATGCCAGACCCTTTTATGGCACCGGTTTCCTTCGTTAATATCTTCCTTGCACCGGGCATCGGGTATCAGCATCAGTGGGTGTAGAGCTTTCCAGCGAATGTCGCCCTCCCACCGGTTGGGACCTCTCCCACCCCGCCAGTCAGGGTCCCAATAAATGTGCCAAATTCCAGTCCCGTACAGGAAAAACCACCGAAGAAATTTAATTCTCTCCATGGACAGAATGTTTTTATAAAATATGAATTCTTTTAATTCGGTCATGGTTTTGGCCTGGTCATCATCATCAGACTCTACCGGAAAGTCTATGAGTTCCACATCTTCCGCAAACTCTGAGGCCGTACCTTCTATGAGGGCAAATACCATGTTCTCCACGGAATTGGGTCGGTTTCGCTGCTGTTCTTCGGTGCGGAGGGGGTTGCCGGTTGGGTCAAGAAGGTCCCAGTGGCGCCCCGAGTATAATTTATACATTTCCTTCATTTCATCCACGTAAAATTGTTTGGCGTTTTTGTCCATCTCATACCATTCGGAGCATTTGCGGATGGCTTTTAGGATTACTTCTTGGGACGCCTCTGACTCTTCTTGAGTGGATAAATTTAATTCTGTCGATTCTATTTCCATGGTGTCTTGATATTGTACTTCTTCCATTAGGCTCACCGCCTTTATTCGCTATATCTATCTAAATTTGATAAAATCATTTGATCTATAATGTCTGCTTGAATGTGTCCCAGTGCTTCATTCCGGGTTGCCCAGTCTGCATTTAAGTATCCGGTTACCCAATACCCTTCTTTATTCTTAGCGGCAATGATAATTGTTTCTGCTTCCATCTCTTTGATTGTTTCAATCGTGTCAAGCATAAATTCTTCCGGAGTATCTTCATTTTTGGGACTGGGGAAATGAATTATTTTAGCCATAGATCCTCCTATCACCTAACTGTGGCCCATAACTTATAGCCGCATCAGTTCCACTTCTTCCACATACACCTTGTCCCCTACTTTTCGGCCCATTACTTTCATGTAGAAGGGTTTGTTCTCTTTGACGTAACCAATATCGCGGGAACAACAGGATAGTGGAATGGCGGGGCGGGAATCGGAAATCTCTTCGTTTATTGCTTCTATTGGCCCAGTTCCAAAAAACTTGTTCGGTGGCTTAACTGCCGTAACGTCAATCTTTACTTCCTCCTTTTTGGCATCCATCTCCCGCTTGGCTATGTTGATTGGATTCTCCTGGCAGTGCTTTTCATGCTGAAATAATCCATTCGGGCTGAGTTCCTTACCGCAATATTTACAGGAAAGCTTTTTGGATGAAGGGAATGGGTTTTTCATGGGTGCGGATTTAGGTATGGACTTAGGTGCAGGCTTGACTTCTTTGGACGCAAGCTTTGGATCGGACTTGATTTCCTGCCTTTCTATTCCCTCAATTTCCTTCCTGGCATCTTTCCTAGCCTCCGCTAAAAACCTATCATATTTACTTTGCACATCCGTTATTTTTGTATTCATTATCCGTAAAACCCCCGATTCTTCATTTCTTCCCGGTTCCGCTTCTCTATGGGCGTTTCTGCTTCCGG